CAAATGAGGAAATCGGTTAACGAGGTTTTGAAAAATGTCACTTAAAAGTTTTCTTAAAATGCAGGAAGGTGGGCAAACTTTTGTTAGTCCATTTGCACAGCCCGATCCTACAGGAACAACCAAGGCTTTAACACCTCGTCAAATGCCCGGTCAAACTTTTGAACTTGTTACCGGAATAGACAGAAGAGAGACTTCTCCTACTATTACAATTGAGCGTCCTGGATTTGGAATGCCTGACCGTATTACCCCTATTAGAGAAAAAAAACCTGAAAATTTTGATCCCGGTGTATCAAATATTTCCAGTTCTGGCTACACTGCACAATCTCCAGAAGTTACAGCGGCTGCTGCGGCTCTAGGTATTCAAGTTACTGGATTTGAAAATGGTTCCTTTTATGATACTCTTGTAGCAATGAACCAACCAGAAACACCGTTTTCTAAAGGATTGGATAATGTTCTAGGACCAGCCTTACCCGTTACTCCTAAAGGAACTTTAGGCGCTGCTTGGGGATTATTTGCTCCTGCCCGTAATATTGTTGCGGGCATGGAGATCGCCCAAACTGTTGGACGCACTTTATCAGGAGAACCTATTTTTGGAACTTCTAAAGCAGATACACCAGCTACAACTTCTAAAGCAGCTACAGTAACTACAGCACCTGTTGGCCCCTCTGGTTCCGCTGTTAGGGGTGCTATTGAAGCTGCTGGAGCACGACAAGGTAGTATTGCCGCTGGTGAAGCTATGCTTGGTTCAGCACCAGCAGCACCAGCAGCTACACCTGTTTCTGTAGGTCAAGATATTTTTGGCGTTGCATATGGAAAAGGTGGAGAGATTAGTCCTGGCTTTGCAATTGGTGGAAAAGGATCGTTTACTTCTTTTGCACATTACGGTGCTGGCGTTAGTCAGGCAGATGAAAGTACTATTATTAGTACAGGAATGAATAACCAAGTTTTTGCAGATGCTCAATCAGGTAAAGATACTGTCGATGCACTGGTAGCTAATGGTTATAATGAAGCGCAAATTACAGCAGCAACTAAGTCAACAGAAAATTTACAAGATCTAGATTTTATAAATTACCAAGGGGCTGATGGTGCTGGTGGTGATGGTGGTACTGCAGTTATTTGCACTCAGCTTTTTAGCATGGGAATTATGTCAGCTAATTTGTACCAAGGCGAAGGAGAACACGCAAAAAATATTCCAAACGTCATTCGTCGTGGCTATCATTTCTGGGCAGTTCCCTTTGTTCGTGGTATGAGAAAAAACCAGCTTCTGTTTAAACTTGGAAAGACTCTTGGTTTATCATGGGCGCAGTATGCAGCACATAAAGCTAACCCTGATAAATTTGCACCAAACTATCTTGGCACATTTATTAATGCAATTGGCATACCTATTTGTGCAGCACTTGGATTGTTTGTCGGTGAAACCGATTGCGAAACCTTGTGGATTGATTATGAAAAAGGAAACGGTTTATGCTTAGACCAGCAGAACTAGTAACCCTTCTAATTAATACAGCAAATGCTGTATCTAAAACAGATTTCAGTAATGCTGCAAATCGTCGCGCATATATGCAAATGGAACGTCAGTTTACTCAAGCACTTCCCATGTCAGTTAAAAAGTTTATGGTGTCATCAATTGAAAGCACACCTTTTGATAACGAAGAAGTAAAAATTATGGGTGACAGTTACAAGTTAAAAGAACTTGTAAACAATATGCAATACGGTGGTAATGTAAAGCGTATGCAAGCAGGGGGTGTGCCACAGCAACCTACACCTGTTTCTCCATCTCCTGCACCTCTTGAAGTTAATGATCCTCAAGCACCTACTTCTCCAAATGGAGCAGCGGAAGACACTGTTGAAACAAAGTTACGCGAAGGTGATTTTGTATTAAATAGCGCATCAGTTGAAGTAGCTGGTGAACAAGATGTACGCAAAATGATAAATGAAGCTGTTCAAGTTGCTGAACGCTCTGGTAATTTTGTTGTACCTCAAGGCGCAACAAGCGATGAACTTGTTGATGTTATCTTGGGCGATGGTGAAATTGTAATTCCAAAAGAACTTGTAGAAGTTATTGGACTGGATCGTCTTACAAAAATTAATAATCGTGGTAAAGCATTAATGGAACAACGGGCTGCTCGTAGTAATAAGGAAACACAATAATGTCTGAAATTGAACTTTCTGCACAAGATAAAATTAAAGAATACGAGCGCGAGTTAGCAGCAGAAGGAAAAACTCTTAATACTGTTGCTTCTGATAGATTGGAAAAAGACCTTGCTCGTTGGAATGTTAAGGCTTCAGAAATTCAGGACCAATATAAAATTCGTCGGCGTGAAGGTTTTCCGGGTTTTGGTTTTGAACGTCAACCACAACGAACTCTTTCTCAAATTCTTCAAAGGCAAGAACCACCTCCTGCTTTTTTTGAAGGTATTCCGCAAGCAATGCAAGAGGCTATTGCACGTGTTAATCAACAGATTGTTTCTGATGAACCTTTTGTAAGTCCTAATGCAGGACGCGATGTTGAAACAAGACCTTTACCGGGTTTTCAAGCAGAAGAAGGACTTGGTGTTTTACCTCCTAATCAAAAACGTGATGGATTTGATCAAGAAAAATTTAGAGAATCTGCTTCTAAACAACAACAATTTTTTGATGAAATGAGTCAAGAAAGAGAAATTGTTTCCGAAGCAAACAAAAAAGATATTACAGACTTTACCGGTGTTATAGCTAATTTAGCTTCTAGTGAAGAATTAAGCAACTCACAAAGATCAGCACTAAATAGGCTCTCAACTGAATTAAATCAACGTGCTGAAATGGGTAGGTCGGTCACAGAAAAAGATTTAAAAAATTTACAAGATGATGTACGCTATCGTTCTGCTTTTAATGTTATTCAAAACATTGCTGAAGATGATCCAGAAATTTTAGAAAATATTTTGGGTGGATTAGAAGTATTACAAGGTATTCCTTTTCTTGCACCTGCTGGAAGATTAGCACAATTAACTAGAGTAGGTCGAGTAGGTCGAGTAAGTTTAAAAGAAACTCCGGGCAAACCTTTGCGTGCTGTAGTTGAAGGTGTAAAAGTTCGTAGCGCAACACCACGAGAACTTAAAGAAGGTATAGAAGGTGTAAAAATCCGTATTGGTGGAAAAACTGAAACTAAAGTTCCTGTTGGAACACGAGCATCTTCAAGACCACCAAACACTTCTCTTGGTAGAAAAACACCTATTTTTATGATTCCTCCAGCAGATTATACACCAGATAAAATTGAAAATGTAAAACAAGTACAAACTAAAACTCTTAATTTTATTATAGCTAGAGAAGGTTTTAAACCAAAACCTTATGATGATGTTGAACAAACATCTATTGGTTTTGGTACAAAAGCAGAAGAAGGACAACAAAGTATTACAAAGCAAGAAGCAGTTGAGGCAGCACAAGAATATTTAGTAAATAATGTGTATCCTGAAATTGATTTTATTCAAGAAAATGGTACTCGTGGTTTAACAGAAAATCAAGTTACTGCTGTATCCTCTTTGATTTATAATGTAGGTTTACCTAAGTGGCTTAATTCAAAATCAAGACAGTTACTTCTAGATGGTAAGTTTGAAGAATTTAAAAAAGAAGCTTTTACTGGACCTAATGCATTTTTAACTAAAGAGCCAAAATTTCTTGCTGGATTAAAAAATCGTAGAGAAATTGAAGCAAAACTTTTTGACACACCTTATGTTCCTCTTGGATAAGAAAATAAAATGTTAGGTGTAGGACTTATTGGAAATGTGCTTGGAGGTGTTCTTAACGTAGCCTCAACACATCTTGAAAGTAAAGCTGCTGTTAAAAAAGCTAAAGCAGAAGCTGAAGCAGAAGTTTTAAAGACTGCCGCTGCTCATGAAAGCAAATGGGAAATGGCTATGGCAAATGCTTCTGATGATTCTTGGAAAGATGAAGCATGGACAATTCTTTTTATTGCAGTAATTGTTGGTTGTTTTGTTCCCGGTCTTCAAGTTTATATTGAGCAGGGATTCTATGTACTATCTAATTCAACACCAGACTGGTTTCAGTATGCTGTGTATATGTCAATAGGCGCAAGTTTTGGTATGCGCGGAATTAAAAAGTTTATACGATAGGAGATTAACATGGCTACAATGGCAGACATTTTAGAAGCCCTTGCTATTTTAGAAGATAAAAATACAAATCCAAAAGACACTGAAGCAGCAAAAGAAACTTTAAAAGAAGCTGCTCCTGAAGATGTAAAAAAGGCTCGTGAAGAACGTGGAAGTCGTCAAGGTGAAATGCAAAAAGGTGGAATTGTTAAAAAATATTGTAATATTTCTCCAAGGCCAGTACGGCGTTAATATGGATTTAGAAGTATTATTAGAACAACTAAAAGATTTTGAAGGTTTAGAACTTAAACCTTATCACTGCACATCAAATAAACTTACCATTGGTTTAGGACGAAATCTTGAAGACAATGGTATTACAGAAGAAGAAGCATATTATTTAGCTACCAATGACATTAAAAATTTAATTAATGAATTAAATAAAAACATTCCTTGGTGGAATACTTTAGATGCTGCGCGTAAACGTGCTTTATTAAATATGGCGTACAATGTAGGTACACCAACTTTAATGAAGTTTAAGAAAACATTAGAATACTTAAAGAATGGTTTCTACACAGAAGCCGCTGAAGAGGTTCTTCAAAGCCGATGGGCTGATCAGGTCGGACGAAGAGCAGAATTTATTTCAGAGGTTTTTAAAACAGGTGTAGATACATAATCGACGGCTACCTAGCATAAGCTGGCCCCGTCTTTAACAACCAAAGCGGCTACCCAAATTGGCCCCGCAGGAGGTAATAATGACTGAATCTAAAAATAAAGAATGGGAAAGTAAACCTTACAAGGGCGCATACAAAGAAGAAGTTTACAGTGATGCGCCTGACGAAGAAGAAGAATCAGAAGCAGAAACGAACACCGAAGAGGCAACTTCGTTTATGAAAGAAGATACTTCTAAGCCTAAGCATAATTATAAAAAGCGTTATGATGATTTAAAGAAACATTATGATGCAAAGCTAGATGAGTTTAAAAAAGAAAAAGAAGAACTCTTAGCAAAAATTAAGGAGAATAAATCTGATGTGGTTTTTTCTGGTAGTGAAGAACTTGCTAGATTTCGTGAGGATTATCCTGATGTATATCGTGCAATGCATACGATTTCTCAGCAACAAGCTGAAGAGCGTGTGGAATTTTTGCGTAGCGAAGTTGAAGAATTAAAAGAAAAAGAAATTAGATTAATTCAAGAGCAGGCTAGGGATTCGCTATTAACAGCACATCCTGATTTTCTTGATCTAAAAGAAACTGATGAGTTTCTTGAATGGTTAGAAGAGCAGCCTTCTTCAATCTCTGACGGTATTACTAAAAATAATACTGATGCAAAATGGGCAATTCGTGTTCTCGATCTTTATAAAACTGATAAAGGTTTAGTCAAAAAACAGACCAAGCGTTCTAATACTAAGGCCGCTGAATATATTCCTACAAAGGATAAGCCAGTAGCCTCATCAAAGAATGAACGTATTTGGTCGCTCTCGGAAATCGGCAAATTAAAAGCACATGAGTTTGAAAAACTCGAAGCTGAAATTGATGCCGCTGTCCGCGAAGGAAGAGTTCAACCCTAAACTTTAATATCCAAGGAGTAACATCATGGCTTTTGATCGTGCTGCGGGGTATACCAACCTAGTTAATGGTAACTTTACCCCACAAATTTTTAGCCAAAAAGTACTCAAGTTCTTCCGTCGTGCGTCGGTTGTTGAAGACATTACCAACACAGACTACGCTGGTGAAATTGAAAACTTTGGCGATACCGTAAAGATTATTAAGGAACCTGCAATCAGCGTTTCTGCTTATAATCGCGGTACAACTGTTAACACTCAAGACCTTGTTGACGATCAGATCACTCTGACCGTTGATCAGGGTTCATACTTTGCTTTCAAGGTAGACGACATTGAAGAGCGTCAGAGCCACATCAACTTTGAGGCTCTTTCAACCTCTTCAGGTGCTTATGCTCTTAAAAAGGCATACGACAACAACGTACTTGGTAACATGGTTTCAGGTGCTGGTATTGCTGGCACAGGTGGCTCAGTTTCAACTGTTGCTACTCTTGGCTTCAACACCTCAACTGCTGACCTTAACACCACCGACGCAAACGAAGCTGCTGACTATTTAGCACTTTGTGCCCGTGTTCTAGACGATCAGGACGTTCCAGAAGAAAATCGTTTCTTTGTTGCCGCCCCAATCTTCTACGAATACCTTAGCCTTGCTGGTGCCAAGCTAATTGACTCAAGCGTTACTGGTGATGCTTCTTCACCAATTCGCAACGGTCGTGTAACAGACGGTCTTGTTCGCGGTTTTAACCTTTACAAGTCCAATGCTTTTGCTGCTGGTGATTCTACCGCAACAGACGTAACTGTTACTGGTACAGCTAACGAATACTATGTTCTTTTTGGTCATATGTCTTCAACCTGTACCGCTTCACACATTGCCAAAACTGAGGTTGTTCGTGACCCAGATAGCTTTGCCGACATTGTTCGTGGTCTTCACGTTTATGGTCGCAAGGTTATTCGTCCCGAAGCCCTTGGCGTTGGCGTTGTCAGCTTCACTTAATAGAGAAAAAGGAGATACATTATGCCTACTCTCGCTCTTGATAGTGATCAGACAAGCGTTGGTCACGTTTCAACCCCACAGGTTGCATACGCTCAGTCCGTTGTAATCGACGGTACTAGCACTGCTCTTACCTCTGGTGACGTATATCAGGCACTTCGCGTTCCAGCAAACACTTGCGTCATTGCCGCTGGCATTGATGTTCTAACTGCTGGTACAGGCACAGGTACTGTTGCTCTTGGTGACGGCTCGCTAACTTATGTTGCAGCCGCTGCACCAACAAGCGCAACTCAGCTTAGTGTTGCCAACGACGTTCCAAAGGCATATGCCGCTGCCGACACTCTTGACGTTACAATTGCCACTGCAAACGTAAACGCCAAGATTCGTGTTTGGGCTGTTATGGTTGACGTTGACGGTATCAACAATAGTCAGATCGTAACTTTTGCATAATATTGCTACTGTCTTGGGGGAGAGTGAGATATCTCTCCCCCTTGACAAAATTTTAAAATAGTGTATAATATGTTTAATCTTGCTTTAAGGAATTAGAAATTGGCTTTAACTGATTCAGAAAAGAAAAAACTTTCTAGGTATGGATTAGCTGGTTTAAATAAACCTAAAAGAACTCCAGAGCATCCTACTAAAAAAGGTATTGTTGCTGTTAAAGAAGGTGACAATGTAAAAATTATTCGTTTCGGTGATCAAAAGATGGGTCACAACTATTCTGCTGAAGCGCGTAAATCTTTTAAAGCAAGACACGCAAAAAATATTTCTCGTGGTAAAACATCTGCTGCATATTGGGCAGATAAGTTTTTTTGGGCTGGTCCAAGTGGATCAAAAAAATCTCCACCTAAATCACAAAAACATAGAAAAGGTTAAATAAATGTATGGCATGAAAGATAAAAAGAAAATGCAGATGGGCGGAATGATGCCACAAACAGATATGTCCTATATGTCAAAGCAACCTAAGCAAGTTGGTATGATGTATGGTGGTATGTCAGTTAAGCCAAAGAAAATGATGAAGGGCGGCATGGTTTCTCCAGCTTATGCTCCACTTCGTAAACCCGGACGTATTTAAATGCCTCTTAAAAAAGGCAAACGTCAAGAAACTATTTCTAAAAACATTTCTAAACTTGTCAAAGAAGGCCGTCCACAAAAGCAAGCTATTGCTATTGCTCTTAGTACGGCTGGTAAAGCAAAGCCTAAAAATGGTAAAAAGAAAAACAACAAAAAGTAAAGTTAATGAAGCTGGTAACTATACAAAGCCAGCCCTTCGTAAACGTCTATTTGAACAGATCAAGGCGGGTGGAAAAGGTGGCAAGCCCGGACAATGGTCAGCAAGAAAAGCACAGATGTTGGCAAAAGCCTACAAGGAAGCTGGTGGAGGATACAAGGGATAATGGCAAAAGGCGTACCTCATTACTTTAAAGATGGAACAGAACACAAGGGCGGAACTCACAAGATGCCCGATGGTTCTTTGCATTCCGGTAAAGTTCACGGTAAAACAAGTAAGCGCCTGTACCACTTTAAAGACCTTTCTAAAACAGCACAGAAAAAAGCAAGTGGTAAAAAGTAGTGGCGCTCAAGAAATCTCAAAAGTCTCTCCGTGCGTGGACTAAACAAAAATGGCGCACTAAATCAGGCAAGCCTTCGACACAAGGCTCTAAAGCTACTGGTGAAAGATATCTTCCAGAAAAAGCAATTAAGAGTTTATCAGCGGAAGAGTATGATGCAACATCGAGAGCAAAAAGAGAAGGAACAAAAGCTGGCAAACAGTTTGTTAAGCAACCAAAAAGAGTTGCGAAAAAAACAAAAAACTTTCGCAAGGTAACATAAAGTGAGGTTGCATTATGACAGACAAAGCACTGGAAAGTGTAAACGAACAGCCATTTAAAAACCGCGCTCTTGAAATTAAAGCATCTCGTGACATTGAACATTTACTATATCTTTTAAACACTGGCAAACTTGGCGTACCACACCATACTCTTGAAGGCAATGCCTTTAATCCAAATCACGATCTTTCTTCAATTGAAGACTCCTATGTAAACACCACACCAAGCATCATTATTATTGATGATTTTCTAGATAAAAGCGCACTACAAAAACTAAGAGATTATTGTTTAGAGTTTCCTTTTTGGCATTCTGTTTATGAACGAGGATACTACGGTGCGTTTCGA